CGGGAATGGCCGGCATCGTCGCCGGGTCAAAGTCGGGGAATTCGGTGCGGAAGTTCATTTGCTTAGCTCCCTTGTCGCGTTGCTCCTCCTCGATGCGATCAAGTACACGGTCGTATTCGCGCTGCAGCTCCTCGATGCGAGCCAGCACACGGTCGTATTCCGCAGCCCAGGCGGTGTGGTCTTTGAGACCGAGGCTGGCGTAATCGGGCTTCGCGCGCATGATGCCGTCCTTGCGGTATACCGCAGCGAACATCTGGTCGCGCGTTGCGCGGTAGGCATACAACTTGTCAGTCATTTCAGTGGTAAGCACTTGTCTCTCCTCTGGTTTCGATGCCCCATTCTATACGCTGTTTCTGCGTATACGTCAATACTGCGTATTGAGGCTATTTTTGTGAGGTAAATCAATGGTTTCGGCTGTGGATAAACCGACCGCCAATCTGGTCATCCGCAATGCGGCTGAATTCACCAAACGGGGGCGCAAGAAGATCGCCCAATGGCTGCGCGATCAGGCCGACCACCTCGAAGAGAATGGCGATCTCTACGCCAAGCAATTCCGCGCCGGCTTGAGGTTCATCGGTGCGCGCTCTGGTCTGGGGCGTGGAGGGTGATAGGGGTATGCAGCGGCGCCTAGAAATTGCTGCACGTAACGCCCGGTTCTTCTGGGGACCAACGCCCTGCGGAGCGGTGTGGCCGGCTTGCCGGCGAGCTAACACGCCCCGCCCCAGACCAGCCTATGCTAGCAAGTCGCTAGCGCGACGCTAGCACCTTGCTAGCACGATGCACCTACGCTCGGCCGGCGCTAGCAAGATGATATCAGCCCGATATCAAGATGACATCACGCTGCTAGCAACATGCTAGCGCGAGCCAGGTCTGAGGCAAAAACCCCAATGAAAACAAATCACCAAAAGCTCCCAGCCAAAAATGGTCACCATCCACCCAGGAAGAAGATGGGTAGACCATCCAAATACAGTGAGGAACTCACGACCACGATCTGCAATCGCATCGCACAAGGCGAGAGCCTAGTCGACATCTGCAAGACCCCAGGCATACCTCACTACATCACCGTCATCAGATGGTTGGCGGAAGAGGATAAGCGCACTTTTGCAACAAAGTACGCTCGCGCGCGCGAGGCCCAGGCTGACGTCATGGATGCGCAGATTTTGCGCATCGCCGAGCAGTGCACGCCCGAGAGCGCAAACGCCGATCGCGTGAAGCTCGTTGCACTGCAATGGCGAGCGTCGAGGCTTGCGCCGAAGAAGTATGGCGATCGGGTACTGAACGAGCATGTTGGGCCTGACGGCGGGCCGCTCCAGGTCGAGCGCATCGAGCGCACGATCGTGGATCCGGCTGTCACTGCGATCGATGTCACGGCGAAGAGTGAGGATTGACAGTCTTTCAATGCTTCTGTATCAGAGTTGACCAACGTCGCTACTGATACAGGAGTTCTGCAATGCCAGGGATTGTTTCCTACCTGCGTGTTTCGACTGGCCGGCAAGGCAAGTCAGGCCTCGGCCTGGACGCGCAGCGCGCCGCCATCCTGGTGTTCGCCCAGGCCAACGGTCTCGAGGTCGTGGGTGAGTTTGTCGAGGTCGAGAGTGGCAAGGGCGCGGACGCTCTGGAGCAGCGCCCACGGCTCGCTGCGGCGCTTGCAGAGGCCAAGCGCCGCAAGTGTGAGATCGCGGTTGCCAAGCTCGACCGGCTGTCGCGCGACGTTGCCTTCATCGCCAGCCTGATGGCCAAGCGTGTGCCGTTCGTGGTCACCGAGCTTGGCCGCGACGTCGACCCGTTCATGCTGCACATCTACGCTGCGCTGGCCGAGAAAGAGCGGCGCAACATCTCGGCGCGCACCAAGGCTGCCCTGGCGCAGGCCAAGGCGCGTGGCGTGCAGCTTGGCAACCGGGCCCAGGCTGCAGCCAATCGCTCGGAGGCGCAGGAGCGCGCCGAGGCGCTGCGCCCTGTGTTCACCGAGCTGCAGCACCTGTCGCTGCGCAGGCTCGCTGAGGAGCTGAATGCACGGGGCATCCAGGGGCCTCGTGGAGGCCAGTGGCGCGCCATGCAGGTGCGTGCGGTCAAGCATCGCCTCAAGTACACCGACGCCATGCGGATCACGGCCGAGTGGCGGCAGCAGCACGGGCAGGGGTAGGGCCCGGGGGGGCCTTTGACCGGGTGGGGGTTTTTTCTGTTCCACCTCCACCGGGCAGCAGCGGGGCCCCCCACCACCTGGAAAAACTTTTGCCTGATGGGGGCCCCCCTTTTTGGGTGGTGGGGCCCCCGGGTGGGTTTTACCGCGCATGAGTTGAGTGCACATGCGGGTGGTGGGTTAAAACCCCGGGAAACGACCAATTGACGGTAGCATTGGCCACATTTGCCGAGCCCTACTGACGCTCACGCTTGGGGCTATGGCAAGGGGGCCGGCTTTGCCTCCCGCCGCGATGAGCGAGCCGGCCCCACCCATGGTTTCCGATGGCAGGACAGACGTTGCGGATCCCAACGGCTCGGGTATTTCAGCCGCTGCTGGGTGCTGCGCGTTACAAGGGGGCGTATGGCGGCCGGGGGAGTGGCAAGTCGCATTTTTTTGGTGAGTTGCTGGTGGAGCAATGTCTTGCGCAGCGTGGGATGCGGGCGGTTTGCATACGCGAGGTACAGCGGACGCTGGCGCAGAGCAGTAAGGCGCTGATTGAGGCGAAGATTGAGAAGCTTGAGGTGTCTGGATCGTTCCGGGTGATGAGCGATCGGATTGAGGGGCCGGGGGATGGACTCATTATATTTAATGGGATGCAGGATCACACGGCGGAGAGTTTGAAGAGCCTGGAGGGATTTTCGGTAGCGTGGGTGGAGGAGGCGCAGAGTTTGAGTGAGCGGAGTTTGTCGCTGTTGCGACCGACGATCCGCATGGGTGGGAGCGAGATCTGGTTTTCGTGGAACCCGACGCGCCGGCAGGATGCGGTTGACAAGTTTTTGCGCGGGTGGGTGGACGAGAACGGGAAGCGGACGCCGCCGCCTGAGAATGCGATCGTGGTGAAGGCGAACTGGCGGGACAATCCGTGGTTTCCTCCGGTGTTGGAGGACGAGCGGCAGCTGGAGAAGAAGTTATATCCCGAGCGCTATGATCACACTTGGGAGGGCGGATATGCGCGGGCGTTTGAGGGCGCATATTTTGCGGTGTTGCTGGAGGAGGCGCGCCGGCAGGGGCGCATTGGGAAGATAGCGGCGGATCCATTGTTGCCGAGGCGGGCGTTCTTCGACCTCGGCGGTGCGGGTGCGCATGCTGATGCGATGGCGATCTGGATTATTCAGTGGGTGGGGCAGCAGATTTTGGTGCTCGATTACATTGAGGGCGTGGGCCAGGTCTTGGCTTATTACGTCAACGAGTTGCGGGCGAAGGGCTATGAGAAGGCGGTGTGTCATCTGCCGCATGACGGGCTTGTTGCCAATTCGGTGACTGGCAAGCGCTACTGGGATCATCTGCGGGATGCGGGATTTCGGGTGGAGACGCCGGTACCGAATCAGGGTCGTGGTGCGGCGATGCAGCGGATTGAGGCGGTGCGGCGGATCATGTCGAAGTGCTGGTTCAACGAGGCGACGACTGAGGTGGGTCGCGAGGCGCTGGGGTTTTATCACGAGAAGCGCGACACCGATCGCAATGTGGGCTTGGGGCCCGAGCATGACTGGTCGTCGCATGCGTGTGATGCGTTTGGTCTGATGGCGATTTGCTATGAGGAGCCGGGGCGTGGCCGAGCGTTCGGGCGCAAGCTCAAGTATCCTGCGCTGGGCTATGCGTGAGGTCTTCCTCGCCAGTCGCACAAGCCCAATGCACGGGCACAGCAACCGCATTGTATGCGCGGCCGGCTCGCGCTTTGGCGCGGTTCTCGGCATCGGGGCCAGGGCCAAGTGCAACGAGCGTGACATAATCGCCGGCCGTGAAATGACCGTTACAGGCAGAGCAACGTGTTTTGTCTGTGATGAGCCAGTCATCGGCCGCAACTGGACCCATCTTGCGAGGTCGCTCGGTCATGCCTTGCCCTCGACGTGTTGTCCGATCGCCGCGCGCGCCTTGGCGACCGCCGTGGCATGCCCTGCCTCGGCGTCATCCCACGATGCATAGCGCCACGTCTCCTGATCGAGCGGCCCGCCGAAGATCATGGTTTCGAACACGATCGGTGGACCATTGCCGACGTAGCGGTGATCGATGCCGAGGAAGATCGTGCTGACTTGGACCGCGCTGGTGATCTGCGTGTAGGCCACCAGCCGGTTCTCGATGCTCTCAAACCACTGCGCCCATGCATACACGTCCTCGGCCTCGACAACGTGATTGTCGGCGTCGAGCCACGTAGAGCCCGAGGTCGTTCATTGCGGCACCGGG